AATAGTATCTGGCTCTGGATCATCTGCATTACCTGATAGATTTGGAGAATCTTTTACTATATCAGCGTATCTAACCGCAACATTATTATCTGGAATGATATACTGCCCATCTACCTGCTTATACCCATCATTCTGCAAGTGTTTTTTCAAAGTGCTATATCCCATTTCTAAATCTATTGCAATTTGTTTAACCGATTTACCTTCTTTTAATTTTTGATTGATTAAGTTAATATCAAACATTTAATCAGCCCCTTATTATTTTGTATTATTGTGTATTAATAATATCGTATAATGCAAAATAATGCAAGGGTTTTTTTGTTGATATTAAGTAATAAAAAATAACCCCCGAAGGGGTTAAGTCACTGATTAATTATTCAATAATTTTTATTGTTGAATATGCTTCATTTTTTAATACTGTTTTGATTCGAGATAAATCAACTTCGCCAACTGGAGTATCTTCTTGTAATACATTGATTGCTATACATGTTATTAAATCCGAATATTCATCTAAATCTATCTCAGATTTGTCTAATGTATCACAAGTTCCTATTAAAGTATGATCTTCAGCAGAAAATAAAGCATATCCCATGTTATTACCACCAAAACCATTCTGTGCTCCATATTCAATAACACATGTTGGTTTTTTTGCATCTTCATAAAAAGTTACTTCATACATTTGTAATGAATCTGGATTTTTTAGATATTTTTTAAAATCATTAATGCATGTATAAACTATAGATTCATATTTAATTTGCTTTTGTATAGTTTTGACGTCTTTGTAATCGGTGATTTTAGAGAGCATTTTATTTGCATCTTCATAATTGCCTTTTTCCAATAATGCGATGGCACTTTCGTATAATTGTTTAGGTTTAATTATTTGTTGATAGTATACAGTTCCGCTAACAATAATCAGTAGTATTATTCCAGTTATAATATAAAGCATTTTCTTGTTGTTTACTAATTTGTTTAGTGAATTGGATTTTTCTTGCTCCACAATAACTTCTTCATCCTCAAAAGGATAACCACAATTAGGACACACCTTAACTTTATCGCTTATTTCTTTATTACATTCTGGACAATTAATTAGAGCCAAAATATACACCTCACTTTTGTATTTTTATATAATTTTAGCACATCATATGGAATATGTTCCCTATACATTGAAAAATTTAGAACGTGTAAAATTGGAATAGATACGCAAGATTTATGCCAAAAGGGGTATCCATATAATCAATGAAAAACCGCTCTAAAACCTTCGTAAACCATTCTCCTATACCTACAGTACCCAAAAGTTATAAACGTTCAATCTGGAGTGATTTTATAAACTAAACTCTTTAGTTTTTCCACTATATAATCACGCTATCTACCTTCTATTACTTTCGCTCTATATACTCCTTGGTATTGTTCTAATATCCCATTAAAAAATCATGATAAAACCAATCTTTTGTCACATTATTTTCATTTATATGTAACACAATAGTAATTATGTTACATAAACTCATTTTTATAAATCCTTTTATATTGGTACTTACAGCCATTATGGTAATACTATCCAATTTATATGTAACATATTGTATTGTTTTGCTACATAAGATGTATTATAATGTATATACAGAGTTCAATATTGAAGGGGGATTTATTATGGAATTTGTTCAGCCAATCAGGGACAAAGAGAAGATTGAGGACATGAAGAGACAATTATTAAAGAACGGTACAAGGGATTATTTACTATTCTATACTGGTATCAATACAGGTTTACGCATATCAGATATACTTGCATTGAAGGTACAAGATGTTAGAGATAAAACCCATATATCAATTAAAGAGACAAAAACAGGTAAAACCAAAAGATTCAAGATCAATAATGGCTTATATGATGAGTTGAATAATTATATCACTGGTATGGATGATGAAGAATATATTTTTAAGAGCAAAAAAGGCGATAATAAGCCAATATCAAGGGTTCAAGCATATAGAATACTTAATTCAGCAGGTCAAAAAGTAGGTCTGGAGGAGATAGGCACTCATACGCTGCGGAAAACGTTTGGTTACCACTTCTACCAAAAGACAAAAGATATAGCATTGTTACAGCAATTATTTAATCATTCTGCACCAAGCGTTACACTTCGATATATTGGAATTAATCAGGATATGATGGATGAAGCAATGGATGATTTTAGTTTATAAGGTTATACCCCTAGATGGTATTGTGATAATGCAATACCTGCCTAGGGTATAGTTATTACGATGCTGTAAAATGTGGTTTTACTGCACTTTAATGCTATATTATTCAGTATACCCTATGGGGGTATATAATAACAGGCGCGTTTTTGGGGATATATTACATATATAAGCAATCACTTATATATCCTAATTTTTAATGCAACCACAAAGTATAACTTTTAGTTATACTAATTATTCAATATTATTATCCTCAATGCTACCATTATTACCTTCTGCTTTAATCCTATCTAACTCCATACCCACATCATAAATCATAGGACATTGCTCCAACGTACTCTGTAAACTAATAGCACCTATATCTCTTAAAGTATTCAAATCATTAATAATATCTGTACTATTCATTGGCCTACTGTACTCAAATACAACGTCTAAAGCATCAGAATTAATTACTACGCCTTTTGCTTTAAGTAAAGATTCTATCGCCTTAAATCGCTTTTCTATGCCCTCTCTCATATACATTTCATTCATTCCTGCTCTTAGATCAGCAAGGGAAAATAACAACTTAATACTAACCTCACTCAAATTACTTACATCTTGTACCCCCATGCTGACAGCCGGAACACTGGATATCTGCAATAAACTATTATAAAGTATCTTCCAAACGCTTTCAAAACTCTGATAATCTAATTGACCATTAGCAAAAACAAACTGTCCACCATCATCTAAATTAATACCACTTCCCACAAGTGTAGAAGGAATAGCACCTTCATTATTCTTACCGATACCTAACTTCTGTCCCACAATTACGGGAATCGGATTGATAAATTTATAAATTGAATCAGTATATTTACTAACCAAGTCCTCTAAATTATCAATAATATTTACGTAATCTTCCAAATCACTTCTACCCGCTGTCTCATCCAATTCATTCTTATTCTTATAAATAATAGGTAATCCGCTCAGATTATTAAACTCACCTCTAAAAGTTACTTCTCCACCAAAATCATCGTATTTCTTGACTGTATCCTTATCAAATACGTTCCAGTAACTTATTCCATTAATTGAAGTAAAGAACTCAACAAAACCTATATATTCGTTTTGATCATCAAAAACAGGGTAACTATCTTCTGGATTGATTAATTTACTCTGTATGTTGCCATTTGTATCTAAGTAAATATATTCTGCTACGCTGCCATACTTACAGACATTATCAAGAATATCCCAATCTATCTTATTGTAATGTCCCATCTTATAAATATCCTTCATAACTTCCACGGATACTTCATCTCCTGAAATGGTGACAGGATTTTTCAAAAGATACGATGTACTAAAATTCAATATTGTTTTAGCATAATTCAAAACAATAGTTCTGGGATGAAACTCCTTACCATTCCACATCTCTTTACTCTTATTGAGAATTGCATGTTTACCACTTAAATATTCTTTAATGTTTATGATATTTGCTATCCGTTCATGATTATCATATCCTGTGGTAAACTGAACGAACCATTTACTATCATCATCATAATATTTATTTACATATTCTTGTAATTTCATTATTAAAATCCCCCTCTATAAATACCATTTACCGCACTTCATACCCTGAACTGCTAAAGCACTGGCAATTACTAAATCATCATGATTAGTTCCGTCTCCACGCTTATTTGATGTTTTACCATCTGCTTCAATATAGATTTTCATTTCATCCAGCGTTGAATTATCATTAATAAGAATCAGATTCTTTTCAAACTGTTCCTTAAAATCTTGTACCAATCGTGGTTTAGATGCACTGGTAGTTATCCAACCAACCTGATATTTCTTCTTTCCACGATCATCAAAGGTTTTCATCTTG